CATAACAATCATGTCAATACCAAACTTATCACGAACACCATCAATGGTAGGATAGTCCTCCTCCTTGTACAATCCGTTAGGCAGTAGCCTTTGTGCATCTAGTTTCAACTGTGGATACACATTCACGAAGTTGTTTACCAATGACAACCATTCAGTCTTGTGCTGACGGAACTTAGTCATGAAGGATAGATAGTTCTTAGATGGTATCATCTGTGTACCATTGATACCCCAAGGTAACGTGTTTTCATAATACTCCTTACGTATTGCAGTAG